GCCCGGCGTCGCCGTGGCGCCCGCGAAGCCGGCGAAGTACCGACTCGCGATCGTCGCCTCCTTGGACGACGCGCCGAAGTACGACGCGACGGCGAGCGCCGTCGGGAACGACAGGACCGAGCCGATCGGCGGCTGCGTGCTCTCGGTGAGCACAAGACCGTTGAGATCGAGCGCGCTGCCGCCCGCGCCGAGCACGCTCGGAAGTACGCTGACGATCTGTGAGGCGGGGATTGTGCTCATGTCTCGGGTGTCTCCGGTCTACTCTGGAAGCTGCGGCTTGTAGTTCGGCTCCAGCAGCCGCATCGCGGCCAGGGCAGCAGCCGGCGAGATCGTGGTCCTGCGGATGCGGTCCTCGATCAGGGCGATCTGCTTGGCCGTGAGGTGGCACTCCTTCTCGTTCCTGATCTGGTCGGCGAAGGCGACCCAGCCCTCGCGCGCCCGCATGTCGAGGCCCTGACGCTCGCTCTCCATGACGGAGGTGAGGGCGAGGTGGACGTACGAGCCGAGCGTGTGGGGCCGACACTTGCGGCACAGCGGGTCGGCGTCCAGATACCTGCCGGAAGCGTCGGGCTGGAAGTCGGCCGGGTCGTGCGTGCGCGCGTCTGGAATCGTGGCGCCATCCACGACGAGTGGGACGGTCATGTCTACGGTCCAGGGCTTGGCGTCGTCGGCCTCGGCCAGGACGCAGCAGAGCGCCCCGAGTACGAGTCCAGCAGCCGCGTCGACAACGAACCTCATCAACAAGCTCCCGTCTGAGCAAACCAGTTGTTGCTCGCGTCCGAGCAGACGTACTTCGTCGCGGTTCCCCCGGTCGCGGCGGGGACACTCAGTCCGGCGGCGACGACGACCTGACGCGTTCCACCCTTGACCGTCAGTGCGGTCGCAGCGGCGTTCTGAGACGTGCCGCTGCCGCCCGTCGTCCCCGTCTGAAGAATCAGATCCCCAGGCGTTCCGCTGCCGGTCGAGAGCGACCCGACGATCGTGAGGTTGACGCCGTTTCCGTTCGGCGTGCCGGCGACGACGCTGTTGTTCTGGAACGTCTGCGCCTGGGGAGTCGCCGAGTCGATGCCGCCCCAGTTGAAGGTGTTCGGCGCGTACGACCCGAGCGCCGTCTGATTGGCATTGAGATAGAGCTGCCGAAAGGAGTCCAGAACGAAGTTGCCGAACCCGGTGATGCCGCTTATGCCGTCCGGCGCCTTGACGAGATATCCCGAGATCGTCCATCCGCTCGCGTTGAAGCCGTTAGCGATATTCGGCGCGGTGCCGGCGCCGTGAAAGCCGATGAAATCCGCATTGGTGGCGAGCGCGGAGTTGTTGCCGCCGTAGCCGTCGCACAGCGCGCAGCCGAGCGTCGACGTGCCCCCCGCCGCCGCGCCGAGCGCGAACGCCGCGCTGTTCGTCGCCGCCACCCTGTTAGCGGCCGTCAGCAGTACGGCGTGTCCGTATGAGTTGAACACGCTCGACGCCGACTCGACGGATATGTCGGTCTCGGACCCGGAGCACGTCGTCACGGAGACGCCGAGCACGACGCAGTTGAACCCCGCCGCGAAGCCGTTGCCCAGATCGCTCGCGGAGGCGATGAATCCGAAGTTGCCGCCGATGTAGTTCTTGTTCGTCGCCGATCCGGCCGTGGTCTGCAGCAGATCCACGATGAAGTCGGCGCCGACGTACGATCCGTTGTGAGCCGCCCTCAAGTAGGACAGCGTGCGGTAGCCCTCCGCGATGCTGGCGCCGACGCTTACGACCCCGACGTTCGTCACGATATCGACCAGAGGACAGTTCTGCCCCGCGTTGTCGCAGGTGCCGGTGGTCGTCCCGTTGAAGCTGACGAGCGAGTCGGCGGGTCGCGGCTGACCGACGCCGACGCCGCTCAGGACGACGCTGCTGGTGAACTGGATGTTCACCGGCATGTTGGCGTAGCCCTGCGACGCGAGCTGCTGAGAGTCCTGCACCACGGGACCGCTAACGCCGGCCCCCGACACGAGCAGATCACCCGCCGTCGACGCCCCCGCCACGGCGGTCTGCGGACATCGTCTGAGAGCACCGCTCTGAAGACACAGTCCGGTCTCAGATCCCGCGAGCGGCAGCGCGGCGAGAGGCTGCGCAGCCACGAACTGATCGAACGGCTGCGCCTCCGCGACGCCCGTCAGCGCGAGAAGAAGGAGAAGAACTCTGATCATCGCGATCTCAGCGGTGCTCCGGTGCTTGGATTCAGAAGAAACTGTCCGGTCGCGGGGTTGGTCAGGAACGGCGCGAGCCCGGGGATCTCGGCGTCTATCAGCGTGATCTCCGCGACGTCCGCGAACTGCTGCGGCAGACCCGCGACCGCCTGATCCACCTGCAGAAGCGCCTCCACCACGTAGCGCGTCTCGTACTGCTTCTCGGCGTTGACGAACGCGACCTGTCGCGGATCGTCGGCGTGCAACGGAGAAATCGAGGAGCCGAGCGCGGAGAAGAACGTCGTCGCGTACGGATCGCGCATCATAGTCGATATGGTCTGCGCCATGTCGCTCGCGTCCCGCATGTTCGCGCCGTGCACGTCGAGCTGAACGACGACCTCGGTCTCCTGAGTCGTGGTTGTCGTCCCGCCGAGAGCGTCGTAGACGTGCTCGTTGGTCGCGAGCCGCGTTCGCCGAATCGTGGTCATCGTGACGAAGTCCGCACCGAGCGGCTCCGCCACGCGATTGTCCTGTCCCTCGATCACCGACACGGGGCGACCGTCGCTGCCCGTCGCCGGCAGCACCGACAGAAGAAACGAGCGCAGCGCGACCTGGGCGTCCGACTGCGTCGGCGAGAGAGCGAGCGTCACGATCCGTCCTGCAGCGTCGCGGCCACTCGGCACCAGTCGGGCCACTGCTCGAAGACGTGCGTGGTCAGGTAGACAGAGCCGTCCTGCAACGTCACGAGATCGCCACCGCGCTGCGTCGCGCGCGTGACAGCCTGCACAGATCCGTTGAGATAGATGGAGTGATCCGACCCCTGAATGTTGAGATAGTCGAGCTGGCGAAGATCCTCGGTCGTCAACTCCTGCACCTGAGCGATCACGGCGACGGGAGGCGCGTAGCCGGGGGACGCGCTGCCGTCCGGATTCGTCGTGCTGCCGGTCGAGGCGCGGAGAGTCGCGAGCACGTTCGGGTTCACGGCCGCGATGCTGCCGCTGACGATCTGGTGAAGGTTCACTGCTGAAGCTTGAAGTCGACAATCACGATCGCGCCGCTCGCCTGCTGAATCACCTGAAACTGCTGGAAGTTGCCGGCGAACGGCAGGCAGAAGTTCGCCTGAAGAAGAGTGCCGCCCGTGCCCGCCGTCGCGGTCGGCGCCACGCCGTCGTCGCGGTAGACCACGTTCTGCGCGTACGCGCAGATCACGGCGTAGTTCGCTCTCGGCGGTACGCCGCCCTGATACGCGCCGCCCTGACTGACGCACGTGGTCGGCGTCAGGCTCGTCGCCGCGGAGAGCGACGACAGCACGCACACGCCGAGCGGCGTGGTGCGCAGAGCCTGCGACCGCGCCGCGCCGCACGCGAGCAGCAGCGCGAACGCGGCGATCAGCACTCGTCTCATGCCGCGCTCCTTCTCTCGTCGAGCACGCCGACCGACCGCAGCGGCCGACCGACGCAGATCTCGGGGGACATCTTCTCGCGAAACTTCTCCATCTGCGCCGCGTGCACGCCGCGCCACGCGCTGCGGGCCAGCAGGCAGTCGTTGTAGAACGCGTCGAGCGAGGACGAGAACTTGATCACCTCGTCCCACGGCCGCGACAGGTCGTGCGGCTCGGCCACGACCGGACGGCCGAGATGCAGCGCCGTGTTGCAGCGCGACGAGGACACGAGCCCCATGCGGTCGTCCTTCCTTATCTGGACTATGACCTTCGCCTGTCGCATCACGCGGTCGCGCTCGGCCTGCGTCGGGAACGTCGCCTCGATTCGCACGGCCTTCTGGTGCCCCGGCACGGTGCGCGCCAGCTCCTTCAGGATCTTCAGGCGGCGACGAGACAGCGACCCAAAGAAGCCGTAGTCGTACTCGGGCTCGCGCCCGTCCGCCGCGCGGATCAGGCTCGGCGCGTAGCCGAGCTCGACGTACGCCGACGGCGCGTGCTGCGCGTACCACGCGTTGACGCGCTCGCCGGGCACGAGATGCAGGATGGCCTCGGCGTGGCGAGCGGCCTCCGGAAACTTCTTCTGTCTCTGAATCATCTCGGGACTCTGCCCGTGATTGAAGCCCTGGTCAGTCGGCTCCTCGGTCGCCAGTATCACGAACCTGGCGCCGCGCGCCGCCGCCTCGCTCATCCAGCTCACGCTCCAGTCCGTGAAGCCCTCGACCACGACATTGATCCCCGCCTCGCGCGTGAGAAACTTGTCCCGCTGCGACGGAACCCAGACGGCCTCGTGGCCCAGAGCGCGGAGCTGATGGCCGAAGATGCCGATCACGTCCTCCAGCGAGCGCTGGCCGGCGTCGTTGTGATTGCAGAGAGAAAATAAGAATGTTTGGCCCATGCTACTTGTCGTGCCCCTTGCCCACGAACTTCTCGCCGACGCTCTTCGGTATGCCGAGCGTGCTGCGCCCCGCCTTCGCGGCGAACATCGCGCGGCGCTGAGCTTCGGAGACTGGAGGATCGGTGGCGAGATCGGAGTCTCTTCCACTTCCACCCTGTCGTCGAATAATCTCTTGAATTCTTGGAGGAAGATCTGACATCTTCAGATTTTCAGGCTTACCGATTCGCCTCACCTGCTCCTGAATTCTTGTCGGCAGGAACTTCATTCCTTCCAATACAGACTTTGGTTCAACATTAGCATCAGCAGCCATCTGTCCAAACCGCCCGCTCATCACTCCACCTCGCTGCTCACGCTGTTGATCATCACCGACGTGTCGATGAGTGGCTTCGCGAATCCCTTGCCCCTGATCGTCGCCGGCTTGAGCGGCGGCGAGTTCGTGTCGTGAATCGACTGTCGAAGCTGACCGGCTATCGCCTCGCCGGCCTGCTCCAATGTCCGCTGAGCGTCGAAGTTATTCGCGATCAGCAACCTGCCGACCGCCTCGGGCCAGTCCTTAGACTTCGCCGCGATCATGTTCCGGAAGAACGGACGAGGCGGAATGCCCGCGCGCGGCGCGCCGAAGTCCTGTATCGCCGCGACCATGGCGACCGACGTGCCGTCCGGATACGTGGCGTCCGATAGGAAGCCGACCCGCACGCGCTGCGCTCTCTTGGCGGCCACGGCGATGCGCTCCAGCACCTTGGCGGCCTTGCTGCCGCCCCGCGTGGTCGCCACGGCTAAGACGGCCCCTGACAGGGGGCAGAATCAGCCCAAAAACGACGCCTGGAGGCTCCGCCCGTGCGTTTTTCGGCGCCGGGCGCTACCCTAGTAGCCCAGAGCCCAAAAGCGTCCCAGAAACGGCCTGTTGCGGCTACCACAAGTTGTATCAGCACGATATGCCCGCCTGCTCCAGCACGCCGCGCCAGAACGGCCCGGCCGCGTGGCGCTCCAGCATGCCGGCTCGCATCCTGCTCGCCATCTTCTCGTTCTCTGCGGATCTGCTCGAAGCCTGCCGCGCGTGCTCGGTCGCCTCGTCCACCGAGCCCCACTCCAGGAAGTCCACGCCGGGCTCGAACCACTCGCGGGCCGGCGAGTCGCGCGGCTCCACGATCACGGCGCCGGCCAGCGACGCCTCGACGAACCTGCCCTTCACGTGCCGCGCCGCGCCGCTGCCGCTTCGCGCGTCGTTCACGACGAGCTGGCAGCGCCCGTAGAACTCGCAGAGCTCGGCGTACGGCGCGAAGCCGCTCTCGTTCCACCACTGAAGCGCGCCGCGATCGATCATGGGACGAATCCAGTCGACGCGGGCGCCGCCTCCGCCGGCGAAGCCGCACGGCACGCTTCGCTCGCTCCAGGGTCGCTCGACGTACTGCGACGGGTCGACCGGAGTGAGAGCGACCCGCCCGAATCGTCCAATCGGCGACGAGCGAACGCCGTCGATCGCGACCTGAAGTCTGAAGGCGCCCGCAGCATGGTAGCTCTCGAGAAGAGAATGCCACGGCGGATCGGCCGCGTCGGAGCAGATGTGAATCATCGGCGACGCGCGATTCATGCGGCACAGCGCGTCGACCGACGGCACGGGCGCTCCGTTGTGAAAGTCGTCGCACGCGCCGACGTAGATCGTCGCGTCCGCTCGCGTCTCCTCGACCACGCCCGGCACGTCCACGCCCACGACGTCGTACTGCACCACGCGGGTCTCGTGACCGAGGCACGTCACGGAGCGGACGAGCTTCTCGGTGTCTGGCGTGCCAGTCGTGAGGACTAGGAATCTCACGCTGTCGCCATGTCCCTGTTGTACTCGCGCAGCGAGTCGGTCCGCCATCCGGCCCCCGGCCCCGCGCTCCAGCGCCGCAGAAACAGATTCTCGTCCGCCGCGTCGCAGCTCACCGTCTCGCCCTTCTCCTCGTCCTCCGCGCAGCGCGTCGCCACGCCCCGCGCCGTCCAGCCCGTCGCGCCGCCCGCCGCGATCACGCGCATGGCGAGGTCCGCGTCCGCGAAGCCGCGCCGGTACGCGCCGTCGAACCAGCCAATCTCGCGAGCATCGTCTGCTCGCATGACGGGGAAATAGGGATAGTAGAGACCAAACACCGTGCCGATCTGATCGCGGTCGGCGTGTCGCAGTCCGAGCAACGCGGGTCTTCCGCGCTGCTCCAGCTCGCCGATCTCTCTTTCTATTCCCGCGTCCCACCCGTCCATCAGCAGGTGATCGTCGACCCACGCCGCGACCACGTCGCCTCGCACTCGCTCCATCGCCGCCGCGTGCGCCGCGTTGGGGCCGCGCGGCTCGTGCTCGCGAATCCACTCGACTCGGTCGTCGAGGACCGGGGGGCGGAAGGGCGAGACGACCACGATCTGCAGGTCGCCTCGCGTCGCGGACAGAAGGTTACGCAGCGCGTGGGTCAGAGCGATCGGCCTGATCGACGGAAGCGTGATAGAGATCACAGCCACTTGCTCTTCTTTACCGGATGCTCGGTGCCCTGATAACGCATTCGATGCTCGCGCTCGGCTCTCAGCTCCATCTGCTCCTCGTGGTTCTTCTTGTACTTCTGCGACAGAGGATCGGACATCTTCAAAATGTCCTGGATCTTGGTGAGACCATGTCCCGCCTGGATCAACTGTTTGTTGAGGTCACTGGACTCAGCGTCCAGCTTCGCGATGCGACGCAGTAGCTCAGCTCTCGGCATCTCCGCGAGAGGCTTCGCGTCGCTCGCGCCCCAGCGACCAGACATCAGCGATCGTCACTCGTCAGTCGACTGACCGGCCCCGTGTACGTCTTTCCCTCGGGATTGCGAATCTTGACCATGCGATCATCGATCTTCGTCACGACGCCGTAAAACCCTGCTCCACCTTTAACGCCGAAGCCAAGGTGCACCTTGTCGCCGACCCTGAACTCGGAAGCGTCCATCGCGAGATCCCGCGCCCCGGCCTTCTCGCTCGCCCTGCCACCGAATCGTCCGCTCATGTGATTTTCCTGATCACCTCGTCCCACAGCAACGCGGGCGAGTGGCTCTCGACTATCTTTCTTCGCATTCGCAGCGCCATCGCCTCGGCCTCCTCAGGTCGGACGTCGGCCCAGGCGAGGTGCTCTCTCACCTCGTCCGCGCTGTTGTACTCCAGATAATCCTCGCCCGGCGCGAACCACCGCCGCGTCGGCGATCCGGCCGTCTCGAGCACGAGCGCGCCCGCCAGGGCGGCCTCTATCACTCTCGCCTTGACGTGCGACCTGTCGCCCGTGCCCGTCGCCGCGTGGTTCCACGCGCATCGGCACGACGAGAGGAAGTCGAGATAGCCGGCCGGAGAGTCGTGGTCTCGTGGACGTATGGTCAATACGTCCATGATGCTTTCTAAGGCGCGCGTCCGCGGATGGTCGCCGCCGCTGCTCCCGCAGAACCCGAGTCGCACCGTCCGCTCGGCGTGCGGTCTCGGCGGATCCGGCAGAGACGCCGGATCGATCGGGCAGAGGCAGGTGATTCCGTCCTCCGCGATCGGGCCGACGCGCACGCCGTCCACGTTGATCTGCAGCGCGAACGCGCCGCTGTCCCGGTATCTCTCGAGCTGCGGCCACCACACGGGCTCGGAGCCGTCGCAACACAAGTGCACTAGAGGGAAGACGCGGCCGATGTCGGAGAGGACATCGACCGTGGGAACTAATGCCGTCGGCTGGTCGTCCGCGCAGCCCATCAGCAGGACCCAGTCGGGTCGCAGCTCGGCGACCCGAGCCGGCAGCGCGCCGAAGTCGACGCCGCGCAGATCGTACGTTATCTCGGAGACCTCGTGACCGAGGCGTCGCAGCGGCGAGAAGATCGGAACGCAGGAGCTCGTGAAGGTGCGGAGAACTACGACGCGTGTCACGGTTGCTCTGTCTTCAGATGCTCCCAGTCCTCGCGGTTCTCCTTTGGGAGATACCCAAGAGCACGGGAGGCCGCATGCGCCTCGCTCTCCGATGGAACTCGAATTCTTTTCACTTGTCCAGTTTTCTTGTTCTTATAGGAGACATAATAGATCCCAGTGTCCATCGCCATGTCTCGCGCCCCGGCTTTCTCGCTCGCCCTGCCGCCGAATCGTCCGCTCATGCTGCCTCCAGAAGCTTTCGCTCCAGTTTATACTCCGTCATGCTGCGAACGTGCGCGAGCGTCTCCTCGCCGAATTTCGCGCCGATCATGTCCTGGTAGCGGGATGAGGAGAAGTACTGAATGAACGCTTCGTCCCTGAATCTGAGAACGTGCGCCGCGCTCACGTGTCGCGTGTCCAGTGGTCTACTTTCGCTGTTGTGCTGACTGTAGGCTCTCCACGAGCTCGGCAGCGTCCAGCCCTCGCGAACTGCCTCGTCATACAGCGGCGAGCCGGGATACGACATCGCGCAGTAGAAGTTGGCGAACTCAGTGTTGAGCTCCTGCGCCAGCGACAGGGTCGCGCACATGGAGGCAATGTCATCGTCCGGCAGTCCGAAGATATAGTTCCCGATCACGTTGATGCCCGCCGCCTGAATGGCGCGAACGACGCCCTCGATGTCCGAGTTCCGGAAGTCCTTCCTCGCGCCATCCCGCACGTACGCCGAGCCCGACTCGATGCCGAGCGCGAGCCATCTGACGCCAGCGCGACGCAGCAGACTCAGCTTGTCAGGCTTCACCGTGTCGATCCGGCTGTAGGACCAGATATTCAGCTCGTCGGCGTGCGGCAGCGCGGCGAGGCCCTCGCAGATCGCGCCGTAGTGCCGAGGATTGAGCACGAACATCTCGTCCGTGATCTTGAGAGTGCTGACGCCGTATCGCTCGCGCAGCACTCGCACCTCGGCGACCACGTCGCCCGGGGGGCGCGTGCGGTAGCGGCGCTCGCCGAACGGAGCGTTGATGCAGCAGAACGAGCAGCTCATCGGACAGCCGAGCGACGTGTAGATGCTGGCGTACGGCTGACGCCTGCTCATGTCGCCGAAGCATTGCCAGTTGTGGGCGCGGTACGCGCTCATCGGCAGCAGATCCCACGCGTCGCCGCGAAGCTGACCGATGTCCTCGATCAGAGGTGCTCGCTCGTTCATGGCGATCACGCTATTCACTTTGTAGACGAGTCCAGGCACTCTCTCAAGTTGCTCGCCTCGAAGCAGCGTGTCCACGGTGATCGGTCCCTCGCCGACGCAGACATAATCAATGTCTTCATCGACCATAGTTCTGCCCGGCAGCGCCGACGGATGCCCGCCGAGCATGATGATCTTCGCCTCGGGCCAGATGCTCCTGATCGCCCGCGCCGTCAGCCCCGCCCCGTGCATCTGCTGCGTGGACGCCGACGGCTGATGACCGTAGACGGCGAGACAGACGAGTCGGGGACGCTCCTGTTCTGCCACGGCGGCCACGGCTTCGGGGCCGACGCGACTCGCCTCTGCGTCCAGAATGCGAACACTCCACCCCCGGTCCCGGCAGTACCCGGCGATCAGCCTCGCCCACAGCGGCGACTCCACGGCGACGAGCGTGTCGCCGAGAGCGCCGTAGATGCCGTGAGCGGCGCCGGGGTGGACGATCAGCAGGTCGAGGCTCACTTCTTCAGTCTCCGATTTCGTTCTTCGAAGTCGACGATATCACCGCTCGGGACCATTCTGAATTTTCCATTCCCAAGAGGATCTGCGCCATAGTCTCCCTTCTTTTGAAGATCAACGCGGCGATTAGGATCTACGTATCCACTGCTGCCGGGGCGGTTCTCTTCCATCATGCGCTTCTGCCCCGCAGCGGTTGAAAAGTCATAGTCGGGCTTCTTCGCGTCCTTGCCGAACCGTCCGCTCATGCGACACTCGTATTTATGAGAAGATCAAGGCCAGACATGCATGCGCATCCATAGTCGAAGTTGCTTCCAGCGAAACTCGCGCGGCAGCAGAAGCAGTGTCATGGTCACGCATTCCCCAGGGGTGGACTATGAGGAGATCCAGATGCATCTAATCTAAAAACCCCCTGTTTGTGTTCTTGTTGCGAACTCCCATCTCATGCATCATAGTGCGCTCTTCGGCGTATCCTCTGAGGATCTCAGCCACTTCTGCAGTGCCGTAACCTTGACTCTTAGCCCACGTTCTGCACTGATCTTTAGTCTTGCCGTAGTTGTCGCGACACCAACGTTGTCCGATCTGGAATCCCTTCCCACTTAGCCTCTTATCGTTCAGACGCGCGAGTTCAGCTCGTTCAGCGTAACTCCCAACAGCATCTTTCGTCAATTTTCCAAATCGTCCGCTCATGTCACGCGTTCCCATGTTGTGTCCGACGCAGCATCCGATAGCCCTTCAGCAGCTCGGCGATCCCGTCGTCCAGAGAGTGGTGGCACCGAAAGCCGGTCGCCTCGATCCTCCTGTTCGAGACCACGTAGTCTCTCCTGTCGGGATCGACGCCGAGCGGCGCCTCGAGAATCTGCAGCCCCGGCACGTGCTTCGCGATTCGCTCGCAGAGCTGACGCTTGGTGAGGTTCGCGTCGGAGAGGCCGACGTTGAAAGACTTGTCGACCATCTGAGACAGATGATCGATAGAGTGAGAGAATGCTCTGGACACGTCCCTGACGTGCACGTAGTTCCGCCTGAAATGCCCCTCGAACAGCACGATCGCGCCATCAGTCGCGGCTCGCCAGACGAAGTCGTTCACCAGGAGATCGAGCCGCAGCCGGGGGGACATCCCGAAGACAGTGGCGAGACGGAGGCTGATCGCGTTTCCTCGACCGAGTATCAGGCGCTCGGCCTGCACCTTGGTTCGGCCGTAGAGGCTGATCGGGCGCATCGGCGTGTCCTCGGTGCACTCGGTGTTCTTCTCTCCCACTCCGTATCCGCTGTTGGATATCGGCGCGATCACGGCCTGACTGCCGGTCATGAGACGAAGCGCGGTCGCGATCGCGTCTACGTTGACACTCTCGGCCGCGTGCTGATCCGCGTCGCACGCCGGAGCGCCGACGATCGCGGCCAGCGGAATCAGGACGTCCGCCTCGCGCAGCAGAGGCGCTAATGTCCGCGAATCGCGGGCATCCCCTCTTACTAGATCGAAGCGCTCGCGCGCGCAGCACGCGGCGAGGCTCGGGACGCCGTGCGCGAAGCTGTCCAGGGCGACGACCGAGTGGCCGAGGGACAGTAGGTGGGGGCAGAGGACAGAGCCTATATATCCCGCACATCCAGTAATTAAAATCCTCAAGGGTGCCACCTTTTTAAGGCTGAACATGTCGGCGAACAAAATCTTCTTTTCTTTGCTCGAGACGGCGTACAGATGAACTCATCACCGCAACACTCACACTTTTTCTTAATTCTAGCTAAGACCTTTTCTTTTGCGTGATAGCACGTCTGCCCGCAGAACTGTCCTCTTGATTTATCGTTCAAACGCCAAGCAACTATCTCAAATGTCTTTTTACATGTCAGACATTTTCTTGTCGCATACGCCGCAGTCTTAGGGTTATGATGCTGCGCATGTTCGAGATGATCGATTTTCTCTAAATTAGAAAATCTATCATCAGTCCTTACAGTGTTCTTGTGCTACTGATGGGTCTAAAACTTCACCAGTATTCAGCCACCACACTACGCGAGATCGCAGCGCACTTCCGCCTAGGAATCTGCCTCTTCTAACAAACCGAACACGGCCATCGCCCTTGTTAATTGACCCACGAGTGATGTCAATCTGAATAGCCTTCGCTAATCTGATTGTCTTTCTATCTACTTTTCCTATCATGCCGTGACGTGTAGCACATGATAACACCTGTGACAAGCATTCTTAAGTCAATACTTCCCTCATCACCTGAACCGCGCGCTCGATCTTGTCGCCGATGTCCCACGGCGCGCAGCCCAGAAACATGCCGGTCCTGTGTATCCTGTCGGCGGTCGGCGTGCGCTGGTCGCGCCACCGCGCGCCGTACTCGTGGAGCCTGAGCGATCCGCCGGTCGGCGGCCGGCAGTCGATCCCTGCTGAACGCAACGCGTCGGCGAGCCTCCGACGCGTTTCTGGCGCCGCGACGCAGAACTGAAGACCGAACGGACTCGGCTGTCCGTCGCCGCGCGGCAGGATGATCGGCAGGTCGCTCGCGAGCCGCTCGAACGTCTCGAGGTTCGCCCGCCTCGCTGCGATCATCTCGGGCAGTCTCCTCAACTGCGCGCGAGCTATCGCGCAGTGCATCTCGAGCGGCCGAACGTTGTATCCCATCACCCGAAAGTCGTACTCGTCGTCGATCGAGGTTGGCTCGGTCAGCCCGCGCGTCCAGCCGTGCGCCCGGAGCATGCGACACAGAGTCGCGAGCTCGTCGTCGTCCGTCAGTATCACGCCGCCCTCGACCGCCGAGATCTGGTGCGAGTAGAACAGCGAGAAGGTGCTCAGGTCGCCGAAGGTGCCGGCGAGGCCGTGCGGAGACATCGCTCCGAGACTCTCGCAGTTGTCCTCCAGCATCGGTACGCCTCTTCGGCGTGCCGTGTCTCTTAAATCGCTCAGCCGCGCCGACCGCCCGAGAATCGAGCACCCGACCACGAGCTGAACGTCCGAGAACTCCACGTCGCTCGCGCACCACGACGCGTCGCAGTCGGCGAGTACGAGATCCATCCCACGCTGGACGAGAGGCGCGTACGTCGTGCTCCAGGCCAGGGCGGGGACGGCAGCGCGATATCCCCTTCGCAGGGGACGGACAGAGCGCTCGAACAGCGCGGCGGTCGCGATCAGGTTGGCGGACGAGCCGGAGTTCACGGCGATCGCGTGTGCCCGATTGTGATAGAGTGCAAATTCTTCTTCGAAGAGTTCGCACTCTATCCCCATCGTCAGACGTCCCGAGGTCAGCACGCGATCGATCGCGGCTCGCTCCTCGTCGCCCCACAGGGAGAAGGCGGTCGGGTGGTCGTAGTCGGGTCGCCTCGTCGAGTCAAGCATACCTGTCACGCCTGCCTGAGAGCTCTCTGGATCACGTCGCGGTCCAGATAGGATCCGTGTTTCACGGTCATCCGTCCGCCCACCGCGTCCATCTTGACGATCTTCAATTTGCGATACACGCCGAGGACCTTGACGGCATCTGCTCTCGTGATACCGCCGAGCTGCATCAAGTTGTCTACGAAGCCGTTCTCAGCGTTCACCATCCGCTGAGCCGTGTTGCGATTTCCCTCGGCCGCTGGCGACGCGTCTGAGCCGAATCGACCGCTCATGCGTACAGCCCCATGTCCTCAACGAGCACCGTCGAGTGCTCGCGCCGCGTCGCGGCGTGATACTGCTCCTCGATCATCTTCGCGCTCTCGAGCCGCACCACGCGCACCACGCTGAGCATCTGCGACAGCGCGTCCGCGTAGTTGCCGAGATGCTGAACGCCCGGGTCCAGCGGCCGATCCGTCCCGATCGCCGTCCGCACTATGACGCGCGGGCGGTAGCCGCCCCGCGAGTAGAGCGACAACTTGTCGAGATGCAGCGCGAGCTGAGACATCGCGAGCAGCAGGAAGTTGATTCGCGGATACATGCAGATCGGCAGCAGCCCTGTCAGCGACATGCCGAGCGCCATGCCGAGTTGAGTATCCTCGAACACTGGCAGCTCCAGGAGTCTGTCCGCCGGAACTCTCGTCAGGGTGCCGCGCATCGCGGTCCCCTCGCACGCGACCGACTGACCCATGAAGATGATCCGCGGATCCTCGGACAGCGCGGTCATAACGCGGCGGAGCTCGTCGTAGTACGCGCTCACGACTTGCCCGTGCGATCGCGCGCTTTGTCAACGCAATCGCTCCACATCTTCTCGACTGAGTTGACCTCTATCTGCCTGACTGCCATTGCAGCGATGATGACGCCGACACTCGCGATCACGAGAAACCCCACCACGAACGTCACCGCGCCGTTCTCCTCTTCGCGCCGAGCCTGATAGCGCGCTGCTTGCCGTTGTTGTACGCCTCGCGGCACGAGCTCGCGCAGAACTTCGCGGACTTGTAGCGAACCGGGTGTATCGGCTTCCCGCAGTTCAGGCACTTGCGCTCGGTGCTCATCTCAGGAACATATGCTCCAATTCCAGGTCACCGTATTCCTTGATGGCCTGAAAAATGTATGACTGCGTTTGGGGCCAATTTGTAATTGGACGCATCGCTATATCATAAGCAGCAATATTTATCTTCGGCAAAACTGTCGCGCCAATTACCGCGGTCGCACCAAGAAACAGACTACGTCTATTCATATCGCTCATCAAAAGTTCACTCTCACTCCGGCTCCAGAATGCGGCCACGAACTCTCGTAGCGATAGTGCCGCGTCTTCCCCTCGTTCTTCCTTCTCTCGCTGCCCCAGACTTCCTGCGTCGGCGTGCACACCGACCGCCCGTTGTCCTCGACCACGAGGCGGATCGGCAGGTCGTGTCCGCGCGCGTACTTGGCGCACTCGGTGAAGACGCCGGTCATCGAGGTCATGTCGCCGACGAAAGCCCAGACGCGCTCGGGCAGGTTCGCTCGCCTGATCGCCCACGCGATGCCGACCGCGATCGGCAGGATCCCGCCGACGATGGCGGAGGAGAGAACTCGGTGCTCGGGGTAGCAGAGAGTTATGGAGCGGCCGGCTAGGATATCGGCCTTGAGCTGCGCGGGCGGCACGCCGCGAAGGAGTGCGTGGTAGTGGCTGCGCCAGGTCGTCAGCACCCAGTCCCGCGGACCGACCTCCCTGAAGATCTCGATGAGAGTCTCCTCGCCTCCGCCGGAGAGATGGACGGGGGCGCGAATCTGGCCGGCGTTGAAGGCGTCGGCTATGTCGCGCTCGAAGGCGATCAGGTCGGAGGCGGTCAGCACGGGCGGCGTCTCTCTGAGAAGAAGGAGGATGCCAGCGTGTCGAGCTCATCACCAGAGGCCGTAAAGAGCCTACTGTGGGTCGCGAGTCCGAAGCCCGGTCTCTTCTCAAGACGCGCGCGGAATTCAGCGTCTGTTTCCAGATGCGACCCACCATTCGCCCCGAACACGTTCCAATCGCCGAAGTCCTCTACCAATTCGGCGGCGAAGCAGTCGATCTTGTGGTCGTGACGTCCGCCGTCGATCTCGGCCAGCACGTTCTTCGCCGTGTTGCGAACTCCGTTCACGGAGTGGGTGAGCTTCAGGCGACGATCGTGCTCCGGACCGCCGAGCCGCGCGAGCGACTCGTTCTCCCAGATGAACCTGTTGGTCAGCATGATGACCGCTATGGCCCGCACCTCGCGCGCACCCAGCCGTCTGCCTCTGCTCTCGAGCTCCGACAGGATGAGATCAATGTCGTGCAGGATCAAGTTCATCTCGGCGACGTACTCGTCGCGCTTGTCGGAGATGAAGATGGCCTTCTGCTGAACGATCGTGAGCCTGTCGACGAGGTCCGACAGCGTCGGAAGAAACTTACGCTGAGGCTTCTTCTCATAGACAGCCTCCCCAAACGTCACCGTCTGCTCGTTCACTCCGCCGCCTCCTCGCATACTCTCGGGCACCTGATCACGCATACATCGTCCTCGCGGCGAAGTAAACTACCGCACACCCCACGAGTTCCCGGTCCACGGCCAGTTGAACCTCCGCTGCGGCCCCGGCACGTACCGCATGGTGCGATAGACCCGAGTGCTCTCCCACCACGCCGCGCCGTACGGCGTCTGCAGCCACCACGCAGCGGCCTGTGGCGCGTCGTACTGCGTCGCCACCGACACGCTCCCCTCGCTCGCGTTCGATATCCGCCCAACGATCGTGGGCGGCGCCTGCCCCCCGCTCGTCGGCGCGAAGAGCTGCGCGACGTGCGCCGTGGCGAGCAGCATCAGGTTCGACTGTATCGCCGCCGAGCTCACGGGTCCGCCGCCGTCGTTTCGGCAAAACTGACCCGCGAGCTCGAAGTAGCCCGTGGCCTGGTTCTGGCTCAGATACGCGAACTGAGGAAAGAGAGCGACCCAGGTCGCGTAGTCGAAGGAGACGGCGACGCCCATCAGGCCGACGCCGCGTTCCCGTCGAACTTCTCGATCCTCACGCCGCGCAGACCGGGGGGCGGCCGCGAGGGATCGACCGGCTCCATGCCTGAGAGAACCTTCGCGTTGTCGCGCGCGTAGGCCTCGGCGTCGTCCCGCGTGGCGTAGGCCGAGATGAGACCGTTGCGCACGAGGTCCGAGTCCTTGTTCGCCTCGCGCCAGCGCTCCCAGTGATCGCGGGGAACGTTGTGCGTGAGCGCGAAGCCGCAGATCACCGGATACGGCGGCGAAGCGCCGAACGCGACGGCCGGCCCGTTGACGCGAATCGGCGCGCCGTCCCTCACGGCCTTCTCGATCTTCCGGAAGCCGCCGCCCATCATCTGCTCGTGCGACTCCTCCATGCGGAAGAGCTGGAGCCAGAGGCCGGTCGGCCACTTGCTCGCCACGGTGACGGTCTCGCGCGCGGAGACCGCGCCGTCGGGACCGTCGTCGACGTCCTGATCGGCGGTGGTCTCGGCTGTCTTGTCCTTCTTCGCCATGTGCGTCTTCTCCTGAGAGTGTTGGTCGTGGTCGAGAGCTTCGACCACGATGAGAATCACACGCCGATCATCGACGCGATGCCGAACGGCTGACGCATGATGGCGCCCCAGGTGCCGGCCAGAACCTTCTGGCGGAAGCTGGAGAGCTGGCGAACGATCGGCTGCGCGTGCATCTTCTCGTTGAACGCGCAGTACACGGTGGACTGCCCCTCGATGTCCTCGGCGATGAGCTGCACGAGGTTGCCCGAGGCCTGCCCCTGCGGATTCGACGTCGAGGTCACGCCGTACTGAACGGCGGTCTCGAAGCGAATGTTCGGGTAGTTCTTCTTCAGCAGGTCGAACACGTTCACGTTGAACGAGTTCGTGATCGTCAGCGCGACCTCGGACTGCGGCGACATCGCGAGAACCATCTTCGTGTCCGCCTCGACGAGGCCGTTGGCCTGCGAGACGAGCTGGTAGTAGATGGACTGGATGTCGGCGTAGACCTCGTTCGCGGTGGCGTTCATCACGCCGCCCGAGGTGATCCACCGCGTGCCGCCCGCCGCCTTGGTCGCCGGAGTCAGGGACGCCGACAGGTTCGGGTCGTTGAGCAGCCCGTAGTTCTGCAGTCCCGCCACGCCGAAGAAGTACGTGAGATTGCTGTACTTGTTGAGCACCGTGGCCGCCGCCTGATCGATCTCGGAGACCCAGTTGATGCGCGCGAGGCCCGCCCGCTCCAGCTCCAGGTCGCCGTACTCCTTGATGGCCTGAAACAGATACGCCTGACGCTGGGGCCAGTTCGTGTTCACGCCGGCCCGGCCGTTCTCCGAGAAGTCGCCGTAGCTGCTCACCTCGCCGGTGTGCTCGACGGTCGGGAACATGGCCGTCTGGTCCAGCCACGTGCCCTTGCGCACCTCGCCCGCGATCACGGCCGCCCGGTTCGGGGCGAACAGGATCTTGAAGACGGCGGGGTCGATCATCGTCGTGAGGAACGACGGCACCCCCGAGTTCGGGTCCCCGCTGATGGCGGGCACCGCGTCCATGGCGAGACCGAAGTCGCGCTTGAACTCCTCGGGCAGATAGCTCGTCACCGTCGGCAGCGTCACGCCGCGAGCGGAGAAGTGAGCCGAGTCGGCGGCCCAGGCCGCCCTTGCTTCCTGAATGTTCATGCTGATGGCTCCTTACCCGATCCCGGTCTGCGAGATCTTGACGAGCTCGCCCGCCAGACCCGTGGATCGGCAGATCCACTTCGTCTGAACGTTCGTGGCCGCCGTGAAGACCGACCCGACGCCGACCGTCTGGGTCGCGCCGACGTAGTACGTGCCGGTTCCGCCGGTCCCGGTTCCGAGCGCGGTGATCGTGGTCGGCACGGTGCCGCTCGCGGTCCCCGACAGTCCGTCCCCGACGCCGAGAGTGCCCGTGACCACGGACGTCGTTAGAAGTCCGTAGCTCTCCGTAAGCAGAGCCGACGCGACCGTCTGCTCGCCAACGCTCACCGCGTAGGTGCCCACGCCTCCGGTCGTCCCGGAGAGCTGCGACACGATGCTGGTGCCCGCCACGATGCCGGTGCCGCCCGAGAGCGAGCCGCCGACGACGATGGCGCCGCTCACGGTGCCCGTGACCGTCATCACCGCGCCGCTGATCGACGCGTTGAACGTCGCGGTCTGCGGCCCGATGCTGCCGGTGACGGTGGCGCCGTTGAGCCCCGTGACGCCGATGGTGCCGCCCGCCCCGAAGGTCGCGCGTCCGTCGGCGAAGTTGGCGAAGGCGAACTGCCCGATCTGGGCCTGCGTCGTCCCGTCGTTCTTCACCCAGAAGTCGCCGGCGTCGAACAGCGTGACCGGGAAGCCCGTCGGCACGAGCATGCTCGCGTCCTGCAGGAAGATCGTGATCAGGCCCTGCTGCTCCCGGTGCACGAAGCCCGCGTCGGGTCCCGACCCGAAGTTGTTGACGATAGTCGGCGCGCCGACGTCGTCCACGGCGGCGGTCGACAGCCACGCGAAGCGACCGACCGTGACGCCGGCCGCGCCGGCCACGAGGCCGCCCGCGCCCGCGAGCACGACGTGCCGCGGATTGGTGGACGCGAAGTCGCCGGCCACCGCGACGCCCGGCTGAACGTTGACCTGAGTCGGGAAGCCGCCCGTCTGGATCATCATCACCGAGAAGTCGCCGCTGTCCATGGAGGACGGAGCGGCGACGGAGTCCAGGAGTCGCCCCCTGGTCGAGTAGTGTCGCTTCATGTCTCTGTCCTCCTCACGCGACCCGAACGCGCGCGGCGTCCGGGAATCGCTCTGCGAAGCTGCTGTGGCTGGCCGCGTCGGCCGCCCCCGGCCGAGTCTCGCGAGCGCGAGTCCCGGGCAGCGGCTGCGCCGCCAGAATGTGCGGAAAGGCCGACGGATGGATCTGGTCGATCTTCGGCACTCTGAGAGCGCGAAGCGCGTGCCGATACACGTCGTCGGCCGAGTCGCAGGCGACGGTGATGTCGCCCACCCACGGCCGCACGGTGCGCAGAGCGTCCGAGATCTCGCGCTGAGTGCGGAGCACAGCCGTGCGGGTGTCCTCGGCCACCTTCCGCAGCGCCGCGTCCATCGCCGTCTTCGTGACCATGCCGTCCATCGCTCCTCCTGGCCTCGGCCGTCCCTTGAACGGCGGCGGCTCGTCCTTCGCGCCGGGTTTCTTCTTGCCCTTCGCCTCCTCGGCCTTGATGGCGGCCGCCATCTCCTCGCGCTCGGCCGGCTCGTCCTCGTTCGTCTCGCGGTCGGTGCGCGCATTGCTGGAGCGCTCCTCCTCGTTCTCGGCGTCGTCGGCCGCTCCGAGCTCTCTCAGCTTCGGGTCCTCGTCCTCGCCTCCGCCTCGCAGCATCGCGCAGGCTCGCTCGAGATCCTCGTCGGACAGCTTGCCGCGAAGGAACTCCTCCACGGCGGCCAGAGGCTCGGCGTCCATGGCGTCTCTCTCGGCAAACTTCTCGCCGATGTTCTCCGCCGCGTCCGCCATGGGCTCGGGCATGTCGTCCTCGTCGCCCTCGGTGCCGTGCGACTCGATCATGTCGAGCAGCTCGGCGACCTCGCCGATCGTGGCGTCCTTCGCGAGCTTGCCCTTGGTCAGGTCCCCGAGGCGGGCGACGATGCTCCCCTTCTGGTCCGCGAAGTTCTTCGCGGTCACTCCGCGGAACGCGGGTCGCAGGTCGAGCACGGCGTCCTGCGCCAGCCTCGGCCGAATCCAGGCCGCCGTGGCGAGCAGAGCGATGCCGGCTCGACGCGACAGTCCATCCTTCCTTGCACTCATGTTCAGCATCTCCTTGCTGTCGCCGACGACGACGTCGGCCCCAACTCGTCCTTCGCGGACGAGAGCGAGGTGGTTTCCGACTATGTCCCGCATGACACCGTCGAAATCTTCCCCCTCGTATACGCCAGGGGTCATGTCGGGCCTGTAGTGATAGGCGCTCGACAACTCCTTCTGCTCGTCGGACTCGATGGCGTCTATCGCCGGCTGAGTCCACACGGTCAGAGAGTTCTTCAGGTAGGGCCTCTCGAACGCGGCCTCCGTGCCGACCGAGCCGACGACATCCCACTGCTTCGGGTCGTCGGCGCTCACGGGCACGTGGCGCATGAGAAGCTGAATTCCGTTGAACGTCGGCGCCGCCTTCTCGAGCTCGTCCGGATCGCGAAGCAGCTTGTAGATCTTGTCTGCCCGCAGACCGAGCTCCTCGTACCCGGGAATCTCGCTGCCCAGGTAGGGACAGACGTTCGCCTTCGAGATATTGACCTGCGCGACGCGCATCCTGCCGTCCAGGTCGAACTCGCGAGCAGACTTCTCGTCCAGCGCGATCGAGTCCGCCGCGACCAGGGGGCGAGCCTCGTCGCCAGTCCCGGATCTCCACTTGGAGCAATGGCCTCTCGCCCTGATGACTCCCTGCACGAGCGAGCAGTGATTGACGTCCTGCGACTGCCCGGGGCGAAACATCGAGCACGCCTCGCACGGCTCGCTGGAGACTGGACCATCGGAGTAGCGCGCGTCGCGCTTGGAGAGGCTGGGGGCATCCTCGGCCTCGTCGCCCGCGTGCGTGATGCGACCGCCGCTGTTCTCGAACTCCTGCGCCTTCGGCGCGTACTTCAGGCTCCCCTCGACTCCACCCTCCGCCATCGCCACGTTGATAGCGCGCACGCCGGTCTTGCCGGCAGAGTCGGGCGGATACTTGATCGTGCTGCGCAGCAGGGCGCGGCTGGCGCCGGACTCGGCGGCGTCGCTCGCTAGTCTCTCCCGAATCGTCGCCTCCACTCCCGGGTGCAGCGGCAGCGGCGGCGAGTCCACGGGCGCCCACGCCCATCCGTCGTGCTCGTCGTCCAGTTCTGGAACGAACGGATTGTTGACCCCGACGGCGTACGTCGTGAACTCCACGTCCTCATCGCTCGTGCGCTCGTCGAGGAGTTCGGGCTCGTCCACGTCGTCGGGGCGGATCCAGCCTATTTCTTCTCGTGCTTCACGAGTAGCCGCCTCGAGCGGCTGCTCGTCAGCTTCCAACTTTCCCCCAGGGATACACCACTCGCCGGCGTGGTCGCCGACGTCGGAGCGCCGCAGAAACAGCGCGAGGCCGTCGGGCGTCTGGAGCAGGAGGCCGGCTGCGCGAAGTTTCGCGTCATCTGCTCGTCGGATCTTTCCGACGGGCACCCCTCCGTTCGGCGCGGTGCTGATCGCGGCGACGGTCACCTGCCTCTTCTCCACTCCGCCACCGCCACGCGACACGTCTCGCTCACCCTGCCGGCCTGCCTTCTCATGCACGCGCCGATGCGCACGTGATCGCCGGCCAGCGCCTCCGCGGCGCACAGCCGCAGCGCGTCGCTCGCGCACGCGGAGACGACGGCCGACGGCGGCTGCGTCGGCATGTCGGCAGCGAGAGACCAGGTCGAGAGAAGAAGCGAGGCGAGAAGAACTTTCACAGCCCTGCCCCCGGCGAGTAGCACCGAAACTTCAGCACGCTGGACCCGACTCTCACCTCGTAGTAGAACCACACCACGGGCGCCCCGTTGCGATTCGGGTCGCGGATCACGATCTCGTCCGGCACTTCGCGCCACTCGCCCCCAGTCCTGTCGAACCGGACCCAGTAGTGTCCGTCGCGGATGTCCTCCTCGACGTACGAGCCGTCCGCCTCGGAGCAGCACGGCACCTTCGTCGTCGGGTTCCGCTGCGAGCGAAACCACTCGCCGGTCGCCGGATCAACGCTCGCCCACTGACCTGGGTAGAGCTCGCGGGCAGAGGCGAACGAGACAAGAGACAGGAAGACGATCGCGAGAGACCTGAGCATGGATGTCCTTCGAAAAGATTGGCGCGTCCCGCGCTCCCGTGGGGACGGCTGAGGGGCCAGGAGGAAGAGCGCGGGACGCTGGCCGCTCCCTCGCGGGAGCGGATCCGAGAGATCTACGACACGGTCGCCGCGATCTGCACCGACGTGAGAATCTGCGGCGCTGCCTCGACCGTGACCGACAGCGAGGCCGCAAATGCCGCGCCGCCGACCGAGATGCTCAGACTGACCACGTCGCTGCCGGCCGCCACGGCGTCCGCCTCGCACGTCAGCCCGTCGGCCGACGGCTTCAGCGTCTCGGTCGCCGGCGTGGTGTTCGACCACGTCGGAGCCGTGTCGGCCTTCGGCGTCGTCAGCATGGGGTTGCCGTTCTGGTCGAGATAGACGATCGACATCGCGATCGTGTGGCCTACTGTCACGGTTGTCATGAGACAAGTCCTCTGCTGCTGGTCGAGAAGAACGCCGACACCGTCGACGAAGAGAACGACGCGGTGCCCGTGTCTGAAGAAACTCACGCGAAGCCCGGAACGACGGCGCGGCTTGTGCAACGGCAATTATGCGCTACAATGCCATTGCATACATACCATCCACCACGAGTCTGGAGATTAAACACGTGGCCAGAAAATACCTTCCGATGAATCCGAGATATTGTCGCATGCTTCGTAGGAAGCATGAGAGAGGAACGAGTCTCCTCGCTCTCGCTGAAGAGTTCAATACAAATAGACCTGTCATCGAGAGGCGCATCAAGAAGGCTGGTGGAAAACTGCGAGGTAGAAGCGAAGCAAACATCTTGCGCATGAAGAGGGAAGGTAAGAAGGGGCGTCAGCGCCTTACCAAGGCCGCGAATGAAGCGAGACGCGGTGCCAAGGCTTCGGCGACAGAGATGCGTCGCAAGGCTCAGAGAAAATGCCGCATTGTCGGACTCGGCGAGATCGAGATGGAAACGGCCCTTCGACAAGAGGGACTCAATCCCGAAGGACAGCGCCCGTGCGGCAGATACAATATCGACATGGCTGCCGGAACCGTCGCCGTGGAACTGTACACTCCGCGCAACTTCCATCCTGAGGGTCCCGGCTCGCAGCGTCGCATCAAATATCTTTTCAAGAGTGGGTACACGCTGATCTGCGTTATCTTTCACAGAAAGAAAGACCTCATCGGCAATCTCGACGATATCGTCGCCCTCATCAAAAAGACCTGCAGCGACCCACCCTCTCGGCGTAAGAATCGGGTGATTAGGTGTAACTCGCACAGTTTTACCCGTGTTCGTAACAAGCTCGGTCAGATCACCGCTGTACCAATGCCGATACGCTTTTTCCACACCGTCAGCGATCTGTATATCAGTTGACCCAGGAAAACAGTTGATGAGTTCGCCAGGGTGAACGTGCTCGCCCTCGGCCGGATCCCACATGCCGACCGCGACGTCGAACTTCTTGCCGTGCATCTTCAGATGCGTCGGCCTCGGCACCTTGCCGGCGTGACTATGAACCCAGATCGCCTCGGAGATGCCGAGCTCGATCAGGCGCGAGCGGTTCAAGGCGGACGTAGCCTTGTTCGACTGGTCGCGCGCGATGAACGCGGCGCGCTTCCTCGTCGTCTTGTACGTGCGCTCCAGGGACTTGGTGAGCTGCCCCAGGTCCCGCCCCGTCTGCACGCTGCGCATGACCATGCCCTCCACGTCGTGGAGATACTTCTGCGGTATCGAGCGAATGAGCGAAACGTTCTGCTCGATCGTGGCGCGGAGCACGTCGCGTTGAGCACGGGACAACCGGAACTTGACGGTGACGCCGGCCTTCTTGAGATGCGAAGCGAGCACTCGGTCGCTTCGCTTTCCCACGCTCTGCCCGAACCAATCTGCCAGATCCTCGGCCGCCGCGTTGAAGTTGCGCTGCCAACGGCGCGTCAGCCTGCGGATCGCGGCCTGGAGGGCGGCGGCCGGAATCGCATCGAGCGCGAGACCGGGGGGCGCCGCCGAATCTTCGAGAGGGGGGCTCGGGGGCCTCGTTGTCCCCCCGCTCTGTCGGGCCTGCCTAATCTGCCCCTGTCGTCCGCCCCTCAGGCCCGATAGCCCAGCGGAGTCGTCGGGGTGGCCTTCCGGCCTCTGTGAAACTTGCGCGTCGAAAGCGAGCCTGCCCTCCGGCATCTCCTCTATGGAGTCCAGCAGCTCCGGCTCGTTCGCGCGCCACGCGGCGCGGATCCAGTAGGTCACGCTCGCGTGCAGATCGTCGATCAGGAGGCGCAGACGGCGTCGGTACTCGGCCTCGGTGCCGCAGCAGGGGCGGACGGAGCCGAGGACGCGGTCGTTCTTGCCGAGACGTGTCATTGGACACGTCTCCCGTCGTGTTTCCCCCTGATCTCCCGATGCAGAAAACTCCCGACCGAGTCCGCCGCCAGCAGCGCGTCCACTTTCGCCCGGTCCACCCCGTCGTACTCCCAGAGCACGCCGCCTCTGTACTTGACTATCAGTCTCCGTCCCGCCTCGTCGTGGCCGAGAGCCTCGACATTGGAGGAGATCACGGGGATCATGGGCACACCGCTGATCACTTGTTCTCCATCGCCTCCGCCGCGATCGCTCTCGCTCGGTCCGCGTTCGCGAGCGCCCGCCTGAATCGCTCCGGCGCCATCTTCGCGGTGTCCCCCGTTCCGCTGCCGAGCGAGACGCACAGAACTTCGAATATACTCGCGACGTGCGCCGCGTAGGCTCCGTCCAGCGCCTCCAGCCTCTTGTCGCTCACGCATGCCCCAGGGCTTCTCTCAACACGTCCCTAACTATGCGCCGCAGCACGCGGCCGTCGTAGTCGTGGACCGGCGTGCCCTCGCGCATCTCTCGCCGCAGCGCGGCGAGAGCGGCGGTGATCATGGGCTCGGTCACGCGCATCTCACTCGGCTGCCCGACGAAAGGGCGATCCCTCGACCGACGAGCCGGTCGACGAATCGTTGAAGACCTGCTCCCCCGCGTTGGTCAGCTCCTGCATGGCGCCCTCGGCCTCGAGAGCGTGCCGATCGAGCTCGCCCGCGAGCTTCGCCTCTGCCTTCGTCAGCCGATCCTCGTAGTCCACGAACGCGCGCTCCATCTTGACCACGGACGCCGCGCTGCGCTCGGCCACGCGAGCTCGGAGGCGCGCGATGCCCTGCGCGACGTCGGAGGCGCCGGCGAAGAGAGGCGGCATTCTCAGTCTGCTCCTTCGTCTCCGAAGAAGCAGACGTGCCAGCTCGATCTGCGCTGCGAGTGGATCACGCGTCTGCGTCCTCTTTCTCTGCGACCCGGTTCTTCAGGAAGTCCTTCTTCAACGGGTTCTTCCCCTTCAGGTGATCAGGCGACAGCGGATTCTTGCCCTTGAGAAAGTTCCTGTGCAGCGGGCCGTCGTCCTCGCCGCCCCCGCTCTCCGCCGGCGTTCCACCTCTCGGGTCGTCGATCTCGCCCTCCTTCTCGGCGCGACCACCCGCCAGCTCGGCGGACACGCGTCCGCCGCCCTCCGGCACCAGGCCGCCCTCCTCCTCCTCGCGAAGATCCGGCAGCGCCTCCGCGTCCAGCGAGTCGTATCCGGAGCTCGGGTCGCTCGCGACGCGACGGCGCTCCTCCTCCTGCGACACGATGCCGCCCTCGACTAAGGCCGCGCCGGTGGTCGCCTTGATCTGGTTCACCTCGGCCTCGCCTTTCTCGTCCAGCGCCCAGAGCGGCTCGAACTCGAACGTGATGTCCTGGTCCACCTCGCCCCAGAGCGAGAGCATCGCGAAGTCGATCACGCGCGTCAGGTTCGGCCGGAAGAGCTTCTCCTGGAAGGCGTGCACCCAGTCGTAGAACGCGCGCATCTCGCCGTCGCTGCTGGCGTTCAGGCCGGACGGAGTAATGCCGAGCAGCTTCACAACCGGGATGCCAGAGACGCTCGACATGTGCTCCTGCGTCTGCGCCTGGAGCTCGTGCAGCCCGCCCAGCGGCGCGCTCACGTTCTGGAACGCCTCCGCGTCCTTGTCTATCGCCATCACGCCGCGATTGTCGCGGCATAGATTGAAGAGCTCGAGACGCGCGAAGAGCTGATCCCCATCCGGCCCGAGCGTCTCGCTCATGTTCGTCGCGAGCACGAAGACCGAGAACGCGTGCACGATGTCCGCCACGCTCTGCCGCGTGCGCAGCCAGTTGTTGACGTACGGCAGCGCCATCTGGCTCATGCTCAGACCGCCGAAGCTGTAGGCCGGCTTCAGCATGTCCGGCACCTCGCGCCCGACGAAGCGCAGAAGGCGCGACGCGTGCACCTCCTTGCCCATCACGTACCACTGCTCGGGCTCGTACCACGCGCCCCGCAGCGGATCGTTCGAGTCGTAGTTCGTCGGATAGACCCAGTACGGCTCCACCGATCTCAGAGCTCTGAGGAATCCCCTGCGACCTCCGAACTTCGCCCGGCTCACCTGTCCGCGCCCGTCGCCTATCGGCGTTCGCAGCTCGTCCCGGTCGTCGGTGGATCCCGTGTCCAGATACAGGTGCGAGCGGCCGAAGTATCCGTCGATCTCGGCGAGCGCCCGGAAGCGATCGCGCGTCTCGAGGCGGTCGAGCTCGTCGGTCAGCTCCGCGATGCGCTCGGTCTTGTCGTCGCCGCCGGAGGACCCGAACCGGATCCAGCGCCGCGTCATCTCGGTGCCGATCACCTCGCTCAGGCGTCGGTACTCGGGACGCTGGGCCAGAGACGCGAGAAACGGATAGCCGGGGAACACGGTCCCCTCCTGCCACGCGGAGGAGAAGGCGGCGGCGCCCGCCGAGTAGGACGCGGCGGCCCACTCGGCCTGGAAAGTCACACTCTCGTCCATCGCGAGAGTGTGACCTCTCGGTATCGCGCCCGGGAACGGAGTCGCGGGCTTGAACGGATCGTGCTGCGAGCCGGGCAGCGGGGACCGGGGGGTGAGACGCTGACGCGCGAGCGCGAGCATCGACGCGGAGATGTGCGCGAGACGCGAAGCGCTCCCGCCTCGGCGCGCTCGCGCGCGGGCGAGCAGCGCTGGGACGGAGAGGTCTGCGTCGGCGGCGGACGAGCGCGTCATCGGTATCGTTCAATTATCTCGTAGAGACTCTTGGCGTAGTGCCTCGCCTCCGTCTCGGATGAGAAACGAACACGTCGCTCGTTCGGTGGCCGCACATAGTAGATTCGACGGTCGGGATCCTCCTCCACTACGATCTTGCCCGTAGCGAGCGATCTCACTGTATCGAGCGTCCTGACCGAACCTACCACTCATCGCCAGCGAAAGAACCGAGATCTCATCCGTGCACCGGAGGTCCGTACACCTGCCATCCCAGAAGAAGGAAGAGCACGAACTCCAGAAACGAGTTCGCGATTCCGCCATAGTGGCCGATGCCGAGCTGCGCTCCGCCGAAGTTGAGAAACAGCGCGAACACGAACCAGATCAGCATCAGCACCCAGAAGATGAGTCCTCTCGTCATGACCGTAGTCCTCTCATGAACTTCCTAGGATCCAGCTTGTCAGGATCCACTCCCATTCTCCGCAGCGCCTCTGCCGCCGCGTCGCGCTCGCCCGGCGTGCCGGGTCGCTCGTAGAGGCGCACGGCGGACTGAATTCTCGACTCCAGGTCGTCCTCGGCGGGGCGACCGCCCCAGCGGCCGGTCATCTGAACTTTCCCGGACGTCGACCAAGCATCTGATCGATCTTTCTGCGTGCGTCCTCTACGCTGCTGTAGCCATCAGGTTTGCCGCGAATAGTGCCACTTTCCTCGACGACATACGCACCGTCATCATCGTAGATGCTGTAACCGGCGTACTTTTCGACAAATTTGCGAGATGAGTCAGCAGATATTCGTCCGAATCTTCCGCTCATCTCTTCACCCGATCACCACGACAATCTGACCAGCGCGAAACGTTCCGGCTCTCGTCGTCACGTCCAGCTCGACGCTCGTCGTCAAGTAACCACCGCCGATCAGCGAGCCGCCGCCGAACATGAATCTCTCCCGAGCAGCCGACAATGGCTCGCCGAGACAGCAGAGAGCACTTCTCGTGGCCCTGTGATCCAGAGTTCTCGCGAGAACCGCGGCCTCCTCGGGTGTCATGTCTGCCTCCTCGGAAACGGTCCCGACGCCGACATCGCGTCGCTCAGCTCTCTCGCTATGTCGCTCGGCCTTCTGCGGCCGGATCCGCGGCCGAAGAAGCCGCGAAGCTCCAGACCGAGTCTCCTCGACTCGGTCTGCCCTCCGTCCGTCGGCGCGAACGGAGCGCGCGCCGAATCGGCGGAGGACCGGCGAGTCTCGCCTCGGTCGGTGCCCCAGCGGCCGGTCACCTAATGAACCCCATCCTGACAATCTCGCGCACGCGGTAGATCCTCTCTCCGCCCGCGTCCAGCAGCCCTGTCTCGATCAGCCTCGGCGACTCCGCCTCCGTCACGGTCATCGTGGCGATCGGCGCCCGCGCCTCCTCGAAGGCGCAGTCGTCCGCCACGGTGGTCCAGTGGAGGGAGCGAGTGGCGTACGTCGTCATCGCCTTCTCTCCGTCGCCGCCCTTCGCAGTATGCTGCTCGTCACCACCATCGGCGTCGCGACCCGAACTGGAAAATAACACATCATCAGCGCGTCCGCCAGATTCGGCGACCGGCTTCCGTCTGGCGTCTTCTCGATCAGGAGCTTCAGTCGCGTGCTCTGCGTCATGGTCGGCTGGCTCAGCTCCTTGACGAGACGCCAGATGAGCGGCAGACCCGACGGCAGCGAGATCAGGTCATCCTCCACGCAGGAGAAGCCGTCCGCTCTCCACACGCCGCCCTCGCCGCGCCTGGCGTCGAGAGTGACGGCGGAGTGCGTGAGCTCGAACCTCCGCCTCAGGCTCCACCATCCCTGCGCCTTGAGGTTCGCCGCGAAGTCGCCCCACAGCGGCGAGTCGCGGTCGCCGGGAATCACCGGCCGATCCGCGTCCTGCGGGCTCTCTCCCGCGTTCCACGGCA